AACTTCGGACAAGGTGGAGAAAGTCTTCGGACTGGCAGCAAAGAAAAGATTAAAAGAATTATTGGGTGAGGATGTTGTTCTTAAAACACAAGTGAACAAAGATGGTGAAGATATGAAGGGCAAGTTCGGAAGGATACTTGGTGACTTTGTATCTAATGATGGAAGAATGGTTACAGATATTATGATTGAAGAAGGACATTGTGTTGCATACTTTGGTGGAAGTAAAGAAGAAATCCAAATGAAGCACATGGCAAACAGAGAGAAGTTATTGCGTGAAGGTATTGTCAAACTTCCAGACTGACGGTATAAATAGACTTAGGAGATAATAGATGGCCGTCAACCCTACAGCATTTAGAGATGCAGAAGCAAACAATGAGTCTGATAGAAGTGCAAGAATATTTAAGGACTTCAATCTAAACTTTGCAAGACATCCTGTAACTGGAGACATTGCAAAACTAACTGATGTTTCTGCTGTTAAAGCAAGTGTTAAGAATTTAATTCTTACTAACTTCTACGAGCGTCCTTTCCATCCAGAGATTGGTTCGGATGTTCGTGCGGCACTATTTGAATTGGTAACACCACAAGTCGCTGCAAGACTTGGACGAAACATTGAAGATGTGATTGTGAACTTTGAACCAAGAGCAGAATTGATTAGTGTTATCGTAAGAGCAAACATAGACAGAAACGCTTATGAAGCGACAATCAAATTCAATGTTGTGAATACAGAAACAGATGAACAGACATTGGACTTATTTTTAGAGAGACTAAGATAAGATGGCGACAAAATTACAAGTCACAGAGTTGGACTTCGATCAGATTAAATCCAACCTAAAGACATACATGAAGAACCAGACAGAGTTCTCAGATTATAACTTTGAGGGTTCTGCCCTTTCAACATTGATTGATCTACTTGCATACAATACTCACTACTTGGGTATGAACGCAAACATGGCACTCAATGAAGCATTTCTAGATTCCGCAACTCTTCGCTCTTCTGTAGTCTCTCATGCAAAGAAGTTGGGATACACTCCTCGTTCTGCTCGTGCGCCTGTTGCCTATTTGGATGTTACTCTAAACAATTCTACATTAACATCTGCAACTGTATCTAAAGGAACTAAGTTCACTACAGTTGTTGATGGGACAACTTATGCATTTGTTGTTAATGAAGATAGATCTATCTCGGCGATAAATGGTATACTACGATTTTCCAATCTTCCAGTATATGAGGGAACTCTTGTTACTGCAAAGTATACGGTCGATAATTCTAATTTAGAAAAAAGATTTCTAGTCACAGACAATCGTGCAGATACCACAACACTTAAAGTATCTGTTCAAAACTCTGCTTCAGATTTGACTACAGAGACATATACTCTTGCAACAGATATATCTCAAGTAAAAGAAACATCTAAAGTTTATTTCCTACAAGAAGTAGACGGTGGAAAGTTTGAGGTTTACTTTGGTGATGATGTGGTTGGTAAGAAACCATCAGATGGTAACATTGTTATATTGGAATATATTGTTACAAACAAAGGTGCAGCAAATGGCGCAAAGACTTTTGTTGGAACATCTGTGAGTGGAGAAACAAACATTACTATTGCTACAGTAGCATCTGCTGTTGGTGGTGCAGAAGCAGAAACAATTGAATCAATTAAATACAATGCTCCTCTAGACTTTGCATCTCAAGGTCGTGCGGTAACTGCTGATGACTATAAGGTTATCATTCCTCAAGTCTATGCAGACACACAGGCAATTCAAGTATGGGGTGGGGAAGATAATGACCCCCCAATCTATGGACAGGTATTTGTTTCTATTAAAACAACTTCTGGTATCAATCTAACACAGGCACAAAAGGATACAATTGCGGTTGCATTGGACAGATACAATATTGCATCTGTTCGTCCTACTATTATTGACCCAGAGATTACAAAAATTAAAGTGACAACTAACTTTAAGTATAACTCTAATATCACAACCAAGACTGCTTCTGATTTAGAAACTCTTGTTAGAACAACAATAACAAATTATAATTCATCTGACTTACAGAAGTTTGATGGTATGTTTAGGTATTCAAAGGTTTCTCGTTTGATTGATTCAACAGACACATCTATTCTTTCAAACATTACAACGGTTCGTATACAAAAAACAATTGTTCCTACTCTGAACACAGAAACAAAATATGAACTAAAATTTTCAAATCAATTGTATCATCCACATGATGGACACAATGCTACTATGGGCGGTATCGTATCTTCTACTGGTTTCTACTTGCCTAATGATTCCACAATATATTACTTCGATGACAATGGTAGTGGGGCATTAAGAATCTATAGTTTGGTTGGTGGAACGACTAGAACATATTCAGACACTAGTGCTGGAACTATTGATTATCAAACTGGAACACTTTCTATTCCATCATTGAATATTGCTTCTACAGTAGATAGTTCTGGAATTGTAATTACTACAATTCCTAATTCAAATGATATTGTTCCAGTTCGCAACCAACTCTTAGAAATTGATTTGGCAAACCTAAACATCAGTGGTTCTAATGATACCATTGAGTCTGGTGGTTCTTCTGCTGGAACTGGTTATACAACCTCATCATCGTATTAAGGTCTTATAGATGTCTGGACATGACCCAACACTAAAGAACAAAGTTTCGCCACATATTCAGAGTCAACTGCCTGAGTTTATTCAAGCAGACCATCCTCTGTTCTCATTGTTCCTCAAGTATTACTATGAGTTCCTTGAGGCAGGAGAACTTGTTGTCACTGGTTCTAATAATTATCTTGTAGAGGAAACTCTTACTAAGAATTATATTGTAGATGAATCAGAAGAGAATATTGTTCTTGAGGATTCTGTTGGTAAGTTCACAGTTGGTGAAACTATTACTGGACAAACATCTGGTGCGACTGCTCGTATTCTCGTAGATGACTTTGATGATAACAATCGTCTATTCATTACATCCCAACAAAGATTTGAAACTGGTGAAACGGTAACTGGTAATACCTCTGGTGCTACTACAACAGTTGCATCCTATCGTGCAAACCCTGTTCAGAATATTCAACAACTTCTTGCATACGCTGATGTTGATAATACCGTTTATGATTTTCTTGATAAGTTTAGAGATTCGTTTATGGAGTCTCTTCCTAACACTCTTGCCGATGGCATCTCAAAGAGAAAACTTATCAAGAATATTAGAGACTTGTATTCTGCAAAAGGAACAAGGGATGGACACAAGTTATTCTTTAGAATCCTTTTTGATGAAGAAGCAACAATCATTTATCCTCGTGATAATATGTTGCGTGTTTCTGATGGTCAATGGTCTACAGACAATGTAGTTCGTATTGTTGAAACTGGTGCTTCTGATTTTACAAATGCGGTTGGACAAAGAGTTAATGGAATTACCTCTGGGGCTTCTGCTCTACTTGGTTCTGTTATTAAGTTTACTGAAGGTTCTACACAAATTGCAGAATTAAACTTAGATGCCAATTCCGTATCTGGAACATTTGTTTCTGGTGAGATTATTACCACAACAGACACAACACTAGACTTAGAAATTTCTGGTGTTATAAAAGGGATTGTTACAGAATCGAATGTAACAATTGGTGGTGCTTACTATAATACATCCGATGTCGTATATTTGACAGAAGGTGGCGGTAACGATGCTGCTACTGCAAGGGTAGAGTCTGCTGGTTCTGGTTCTATTGATGAGATTATTATTGAAGATGGTGGTATTGGTTATACTGCTGGTGAAGAACTTGTATTTGACACAACCAATACAGAAGGTAAAGATGTTCGTGCAAGAATTGCTGTTGTAGGTGGTGGATTTATTTTGGAACAGGCAACTGCTCCAGATCACTTCATTACAGAAGACGGTGAGTTAATTGTTACTGAAGATAGATTCTATACACAACAAGAAGAGACTGTTGGTGAACTTGACCACTTGGTGATGGAAGACGGTGGGCAGATTGTTATTGAAGAAGAGACATTTAATGACTTAGGTGTTTCATCAGAGATTGGCGAGATCACTAAGATTGAAATGATTAACAAAGGTAATGGATTTATTAAACTGCCTTTGGTTTCTGATAGTCTTTCTACTACTGGTTCTGGTTCAAGTCTATTCGCTGCATCTACTGTATCGCCTATGGTTGGTCATGTAGAAGGTGTTTCGATAACAAACTTTGGTCTGGATTACGCATCTTCTCCAACTGTAACATTTAATAGAAACATTCTTGTTCAAAATGTTATAGGTTCATTTACTGCTGGAGATACATTAACAAGTCATAACGGAACAGTTGTTGATTTTGATAACGGTAGAAATATTTTAGAGATTAGAACATCTGTTGATTTCAACAGAGGAGATATAATCACATCTATCACAGGTGCATCAGCAACGGTGTATCAATCCTCTCATGCCGATGCAACATCTACGGTTGGCACAATAGGAACAACTGTCGGAGACTTTGTATCTGATAGAGGTAAAGTCTCTGTGGATACAATGCGTATTCAAGATTCTAATTACTACCAAGATTATTCTTATGTGGTTCGTATTGGACAGTCGATTAACGAATGGAGAGAATCTATTCGGCGTTCTGTTCACCCTGCTGGTTGGAATGTATTCGGTGAAGTTTCTTTTGCTTCTCAAGTTAGCGCAACAATTCAAGTTCCAACTGCTGGTGATGTGGTTGACTTCACTGGTGATACTACAACATACTCACCAGAACTTGCATCTACATTCACCAACCTATTCACTACCATCTTTGGTAGACGATTGGGAACAACAACAGATGGAACATCACTCAGAAGTAATCCAAATGAAGGAAGTTCAGAACATCTCTCTTCTGGTGTTAGGGAAGTTACTCTTACATCTGCGGTTAGTGTTCGGTTCGCTGTTGCGAATACAACAACACAAGTCATGGGCCCAACCCTAGACTTGTTGCCTAAGTATGCATTTGCAGTTCCGCCTTTGGAAACCTCTGAAAGAATCTCTCATTATCCAGGCATATATAGAACTGCAAGAAGTAATGATAATGATGCTGCATACTTTACTATAGATCAATTTGGACAGTATCGTATCAATGAAGTATCGGTTCGTTCAGACTATCGTTCAGATGAAGACTTCTCTGATACAAACGCTACATTTGATGATTCTATTTCTGAGAATCTTAGATTTGATTCTACGAATATCATTATTCCAGAATCAGCATATACAACAAAGATCAATGTCCCGCCACCAGGCGAGATTGTTGTTACAAAGGGTGCATTGATAAATGCATTTGATAATACATTTGTATCCTTTGATGCATCCAGACAGACTTTTGATGAGGAAGGTGTTCCTCTAGAAACTTCTGGTTCAATATACGCTTCATACGATGAAGATGCAGTTTCTTTTGATGAAACTGGTAACACATATGATGAAGGTGCGTCAAATCAATCGTTTGATACTTTAGCACTTTCCTTTGATGAAAACTCAACTACCTTTGACGAAACTGTATAAATAAAGGTATAATAACTTAATAGGGGAAACCAAAAATGGCATATCAATCAATCGGGCGTGGAACTTCTGCGAATGATGGCACAGGTGACGATCTTCGCACTGGTGCGGGCAAAGTCAACGCCAACTTCGTAGAACTCTATACCCTCTTGGGTGACGGTTCTACCCTTAGTGCTGATCCTGTAGTTACAGAAGCAGCAACTCAAACACTAACAAACAAATCACTCACCTCTCCAACAATTACTGGAACTGGAGCAATCGCTGGAACATTTACTGGTAATATCACAGGTGATGTAACTGGTAATGTTACTGGTGATTTAACTGGTGATGTGACAGGTAATGTTACTGGCGATTTAACTGGTAATGTTACAGGAAATATCACAGGAAATATTACTGGCGATGTAACTGGTAATGTCACTGGCGATTTAACTGGTGATGTGACAGGTAATGTAACTGGTAATGTCACCGGCGATTTAACTGGTGATGTGACAGGTAATGTAACTGGTAATGTTGACGGTATCGTTGGTGGAACAACTCCTGCCGCTGGTTCATTTACAACAGTAAGTCTAAGTGATGCACTTCAACTTGCTGTATTTGCAGACGGAACTGCAAGGGATGCTGCAATTACTTCTCCTGCCGCTGGTATGTTATGTTTCGTATCAGACAACGGTTCTGCTGTTGCAAAGGCACAAGTATATGACGGTAGTGTATGGGTAGACTTACACTAAGATTTAGGATAGAGAACTATGGCAATTGATAAAATTACAGCAACTGGAATTGCAGACGGAACAATTGATACAGCGGATATTGCTGACGGTTCAGTTGACTTAGTAAAACTATCTGCAACTGGAACTAAGGATGCAACCACATATCTTCGTGGAGACAATACATTCTCTGCATTATCTACCACACTTGCTGGACTAGATGATGTTACAGTAGATACAAGTGACCCCACATATAGCGAAAATATTGCTGGCGCTTCAGTTGGACACCTTTGGGTAAACTCTACTTCTGGTGAAGTATTTGTATTAACTGATGCAACAACAAACGCAAATGAATGGACAAACATTGGTGATGGAACTGGCAGCATTGCACCCCCATATACCATAGATTATCTTATGGTTGCCGGTGGAGCTTCTAGTGGCGCCACGGGTGGCGGCGGAGGCGGTGGATTGGTAGAATCCAATTTAACTGCTTCTGTTGGAACAGTGTTTACAATCACAGTTGGTGCTGGAGGGTCTGGCACAGGCGGTGGCGGTTCTTCTTCAAACGGTAATGATGGTGGTTCTTCCACATTAACATCTGTTGCAACTACTATCTTGGGTGGTGGTTACGGTGGTGGTGGTGACCGTGTTGGTGGCAATGGAGGTTCTGGTGGTGGTGCTGGTGCTGATGGTGCTGGTCAACAGGGTGGCTCTGGAACAGTTGGACAAGGCAATGACGGTGGTAACTCAACTGCGAATGGTGCTGGAACTGCATTTGCTGGTGGTGGCGGCGGAGGTGCTGGTGCCGCTGGTAGTAATGGTTCTAGTGGTTCTGTTGCTGGTGCCGGCGGTAATGGTGCAATCTCAACAATTATTACTGCTGCTAATGCAACGACTTATTCTGTTGGAGAAGTATCTGGTTCTGATGTATACTACGCTGCTGGTGGCGGCGGCGGTGCCTATATCCTAAACAGCGCTGGAACAAGAGCGCTTGGAGGAATAGGCGGCGGCGGTGACGGCGGAACAAATGGAATCGACTCTACTGCTGGAGTAGACAATACTGGTGGTGGTGCCGGTGGACAGGGTAATAATTCTTCTGGTGTTGGACAAGGAACTAGAAAAGATGGTGGTGATGGAGTTACTATTCTGAAGATGCCAGACGCAAGATTTTCTGGAACTTATACTGGTTCTTCTGTAGAATCGTTTGTTCAAGGTTCTGATAGAATTTTAATTTTCAAATCATCTGGAACATATACGGCGTAAGGAGAATATATAATGTCACATTTTGCAAAAGTAGTAAACGGTATTGTAACAAATGTTATTGTTGCAGACCAAGATTTTATTGATAATATGCTTGATACATCACCTGGCAGATGGATTGAAACATTCAAAGATAGAAGTCAAAGAAAAAATTATGCTGGTATAGGGTTTTCATACGACCTTGATAGAGATGCGTTTATCCCACCAAAACCATATGCGTCTTGGACACTGGATGAGGATACTTGTGATTGGGAGCCTCCAGTTGCACATCCTGGCGATGGGGCATATAATTGGAATGAAGAAACCCAGACTTGGGATGCTGTAGAAGCAGAATAAATAATATTATAGGAAAAAACAATGGCAGCGATTATTACTGAAAAATTCAGACAACATAATGCAGAACAGTTCTACGAGTCATTCTCTGAGGCTGCTGCATCAACATACTATTTGTTCATTGGTAAGAGTTCACCTTTTACCACATCAACATCTGGTGGCGATGACAACTCCCCCCCAACTCCAAAGGATATTGTAACTGTAGACTTTTACAAATGGGATTCAATGCTCGCTGCCAAATTGATCTCATCTGCTGATGTGTCTTATGTTATACCTCGCAGAGATTGGACAAACTCAACAACATACGATATGTATGAACATGATGTAAGTGCGTCAAATACCGCTACATCTGGAGCAACAAGTTTATATGATTCTACATTCTACTTTATGACTTCTGAATATAGAATCTACAAAGTGCTTGACAATAATAACGGAACAGCATATAGTGGTGTAGAACCTACATCTGAAACTACAGTTCCTTTTGAATTGGGTGGTTATACTTTGCAGTATATGTATAAACTAACCACTTCACAAATTCAGAAGTTCGTTACTAATGATTTTATTCCAGTAGTAACTGATGGTGCGGTATCTTCTGCTGCTGTAAATGGTGCAATTGATACTGTTCGTGTTACTGGTGGTTCTGGTTACTCAGACACAAATGGCGATGATGGTGCCGGTGGTGGTGCTGGAACAGGCCCATACTATTATGCTCCTATCACTGGAGATGGTTCTGGTGGTGTAGTAAAAATTAAAGTAGTGGGTGGTGCAATTGCAGCGCAAGGTTCTGCTGGAACAACTGTTCCTTCTGGAACTGCTGGAACAAACTACACATTCGCAAATGTAGATTTGTCTGATGTGTATGCTGACTCTGGACTAACCGTATCTGTAAACATCGGTTCTGGAACTGGTGGTGCAGTTCAACCAATCATTTCACCAAAGGGTGGACATGGGTTTGATGCTGTATCAGAACTAGGTGGGCATTATGTGATGATGAACACCAAACTAGAACAGGCAGAAGGTGATGATGTAACAGTCGCAAACGACTTTAGAGAAGTTGGTATCGTAAAAGACCCATACAACTATGGAACGACTACTGTTTCTACTGCATCGACTCGTAGACAATCCTTTGCAGTTCTAATGTCATCTGCCCCAACAGTTGCTTATGAGATTGACGAAAAGATTACACAGTCAACAACTGGTGCTGTAGGTAGAGTTGTTGAATGGGATTCGACAAACAATATCCTATATTACCAACAGGAACAGTGGACGAATTATGGTTTGGATGCTGATGGTTATGTTACTGCATTTAGTGGTGCAAACACAATCACTGGTTCAAACTCTGGTGCTGCTACAGTTCCTTCTTCTAATGCAAGTGATAATGTAACTCTTGCTGGTGGAACAGTTCTTACATTTACTAGTGGATATGCAAATCCAGAACTAGAACCAAATAGTGGTTCTATTCTATATGTAGAAAACAGACGCCCAATTTCTCGTGCATCTGACCAAACTGAAGACATCAAAATCGTAGTGGAATTTTAAGACATGGAAAAAACTAATCTGAATGTAGCGCCATACTATGATGACTTTGCTGAAGACAAAGACTTTCATAGGGTTCTCTTTCGTCCTGGCTTTGCTGTTCAGGCAAGAGAACTAACACAACTTCAGAGTATTCTACAAAACCAAATTGAAAAGCATGGACGCCATGTTTTCAAAGAAGGCACAGTGGTTATCCCTGGCGCTGTTGGTTTTACAAATGAATACTATGCTGTTAAGTTAAAGTCAACACTTTCGTCATCTGATATTAGTGGACAGATTCAAGATTATGTTGGTAAGAGAATTACTGGAACAACCTCTGGTGTTGTTGCAGAAGTTATTCAGGCAGTTGCTGCAACCACAGATGATCCTATCACACTTTATGTTAAGTATGTTAAAACTGGTTCTGATAATGTTACGACAACATTTTCAGACGGTGAGAGAATCTCTGCAAACGGAACAGTAGGTTCTTTTGGTTCGGGTGTTGATTCTGCTGAGTTACTCACAACTGATGCAACTGCAACTGGTTCTTCTGCAAACATTGAAGAGGGTGTTTACTTTGTTCGTGGACACTTTGTTCGGGTTGCACAACAAAGATTGGTTCTAGACAAGTATACCAACTCACCATCTTATCGTATTGGTTTGTCAATTAC